TGTTCCAAGGGGGGTTGAGTCAAAAGGCTCTATGTCAACGATTAAATATGCTAATAAGTTTGGAAAAAAAACACTCGTTATAAATTAAACTATATATTTATATATACTAGTTATAGACAACGAGGAATAGGTTATGAAAAAAGACACTTTAACAAAGTTGACATCGGTAAAAATTCTTAAAACATTATATGAAGATTTTAAGCTTAGAACGGTCAACTCATCAATGAATTTACAAAAATTAGTTAATCGCTCGGTTCACCAATATGTCCATGATAATGTCATACAGGAAAGTATAGAAAGCTATGATAAACTTCATGTAAGCGGGAGTCAGTTCTAATGATTAACATGAGAGAAGATTTGATAAATGCAAGTAAATTACATTTTAGAGCTCACATAGAAAAACATCGTATCAATGTAGAAACTCTTTTAGAAAAGGGTGTCGGTGTTGCTGAACATCCTGATATTATGAATACGATAGAAAAAGAGCTGGGAATTATAGCTGAATATGACGATAAATTAAATATATTAAATAAATATTTTGACGATAGTAATACTAACAAAGAGGTTTTAAATGGCTAAGAAAAAGATTTTATTGATGTCCGATGATTTACGGATGCATAGTGGAGTAGCTACCGTATCTAAAGACATTGTATTTGAGACATTACACCAATATGATTGGGTTCAGATGGGTGGAGCTATTAAACATCCTGAAGCTGGAAAGATTGTTGATATGTCAGAACATCTACAAAAAGATTTTGGTATAAAAGATGGTTACTTACGAATATATCCAGTTGATGGTTATGGTAATGAAGATTTACTAAGAGATGTTATTGCTTTAGAAAAACCAGACGCTATACTTCATTATACCGATCCTAGATTTTGGATTTGGTTCTATAATATGGAAGCAGAAATCCGTAGGGACATTCCTATCTTTTATTATAACATATGGGATGACTTACCAGATCCTCAATACAATACAAACTACTACAAGAGTTCTGATTTGTTGATGGGTATATCAAAACAAACTTATGGAATCAATAAAAGATTATTACCTGATTATGAAGATTGGCAGATAACTTATGTACCACATGGTATATCAGAAAGAAGATTTAATAAGATAGAAGATGATAATGTTTCTTTAATTGATTTTGATTCCAAACACGGAATTACAAACAAGAAATTTAAGATACTTTATAGTAACAGAAACATTAGAAGAAAACAACCTGGTGATGTTTTATTGGCATACAAATACTTTATGGATGGTTTAAAACCTGAACAAAGAGAAGAGTGTGTATTGGTATTTCATTGTTCACCAATTGATGATAATGGAACAGATTTACCAAGAGTTCATAAACACTTATGTCCTGAATATGATGTATGTTTTACTTATAATACAGATAATAAAGCATTCGATGATAATGATATGAATCTATTATTTAATTCTGCTGATGTTTATATTAACTTAGCTAGTAATGAGGGTTTTGGGTTAGGTAGTGCTGAAGCACTTACCGCTGGAACACCAATCATTGTTAATGTTACGGGTGGATTACAAGATCAATGTGGATTTAAGAAAGACGGTGAGTTATTAACACCTGAAGATTATGTTGAGTTAGGTTCTAATCATAAGGGAACTCATGCAGAACATGGTGAGTGGGTATTTCCTGTTTATCCAACAAATCGTTCATTACAAGGTTCACCTATGACACCTTATATCTTTGATGATAGATGTCAGCCGGAAGATGCTGCTGTTCAGTTAAAGAAACTATACGACTTAGGTAGAGAAGAAAGAAAAAGACTTGGTTCATTAGGAACTGAGTTCTGTAAAGAAAATCTAATGACATCAAAAGCTATGGGACAAGAGTTTATTAGTTCCATGAACGGAGCATTTGATAATTGGAAACCAAAACAAAAATACACGATGGAGGCAGTATGAAACGCTCGGTAGTTATGATTGCACCTTTTAATACCCGTAGTGGGTATGGTGACCATGCTCGTTCAATCTATTATTCTATTATGGATAGAGAAGATTTAGACATTAAATGTATTGATGTTAAGTGGGGTTCGACACCAAGAAACCATCTTAGACCTGAAGTAAAAAGACATCAGAAGTTGTTAAGTAGTTTTGTTACACAGGACCAAATAAAAACTCAACCTGATATTGTTATTGATATTAGAATACCTAACGAGTTTATACAAGGTGGTAAAGTTAATATTGGTATAACTGCTGGTGTGGAAACCGATATCGTTTCGGCTGTATTTTTAGAGGGTATGAATAAGATGAATTTTAATATAGTCCCATCTAAATTTACAGCAGATACATTTAATAGATGTATATTTGATAAGATGCAAGATCAACAAAATGGAGAAAAACAAAAGATAGGTGAGATAAAAAATGAAAAGCCTATCAAAGTTTTATTTGAAGGTGTCGATACTGATGTATATTACCCAAAACAAAAACATCAGTTAGAAAAGAAACTTTACGAAGAGTTAGATGACCTTATCAAAGAAGAGTTTGCTTATCTTCATGTTGGACAATGGGGACAACAAGGTTTCGGAGAGGATAGAAAAAACATTAGTGTTATGATTAAATCTTTCTTAAAAGCTTTTTCTAATATCCCTAATGCTCCAGCACTTGTTCTTAAAACCAACGGTGCTAACTTTAGTGTTCTCGATAAAGCTAATATAAAGAAAAGAATACAATCGGTAAAAGATATGTTTAAGGGAGTGGAGTTACCAAATATTTATTTAATACATGGTGACTTTACTATCGAAGAAATGTCAACACTTTACAACCATCCAAAGATTGGTGCTTTTATTACTTGTACACATGGAGAAGGTTTTGGACGACCAATGCTAGAGGCTAGTTGTTGTGACCTACCTGTTATTGCTAGTAAGTGGAGTGGTCACCTTGACTTCCTCACAGATGCTGAGTCTATGTTAATTGATGGGTTTATAAAACCAGTTCCTAAATCAGTTCTATGGGATCCTATTATTATAGAACCATCCAAATGGTTTGATGTAAATCCAGCAGATGTAGTTAGGAAGATTAGAACTTTTCATAAGAAAAGAAAACTAATACAAAAGAAAGCTACTCGTCTAGGCAAGAAGAACAGAAGAGAGTTTTCATTAACAGCTATGGCAACACAATTTAATAAGATTATAGACGAAGTATTAAATTCAGTTCCACAACCTGTTAGTTTAAAACTACCTAAACTTAAAAAAGTTGGTGGTGAATCTCCACAACCAGCAAAGATAAAATTACCTAAACTAAAGAAGGTGACATGATGGATGATATGATACTAAAGGTAAAATGTCCAAATGACACGAAAGAGTGTACTGTTGCCGGTGGTGAGATATTAGAATCAATGGTTTTATTAGGTGATGATGAACAGAATATGCAGTGTTTAGCTTGTGGTTATGCTTCTAACAAAACTATGAAAACTCACATAAAACCATTTCCTGATGACTTTAAGGAAGTATGTGTGGAGACAAGTAAGGGTAGATATTGGGCGCCATCTGTATTTACCACCGAAAACTACATGGTTGTTCCAGTAGTTGATGGTGAGTTAAAGTGGAGAGTTTACGCCCAAGCAGATCCTGCTACGGAAGTAGTAATGCCTACATTTTCGGATGCTTTTAAAATGGTAGAAAAATTGGAGAAACTCATTGGCGAGCAGATACAACAACAAACGAATAGTTAAATCTGTTCAAACAATAGGTCAAGGTAGATTATTACCTGGTATGATAATTACATTTAATTACTCAGAACCAGGTGTCATGGATCCTAGACCTATTCTACTTTATTTAAATACGGATAAGAAAAGTAAAAATTTAGAGGGTTTAAATATAAACTATCTTAATCCAACTAAGTTAAAAAAGTTATTTAGTGTTGCTGATTTTAAGAAAACAGAAACAGATGAAGTAGAAAACTTAATCGGTTTAAAAGAATCTTATTATAGATTACAGATTGCTAATCCAAAGAAAAGAAGTGCTATGACACCTAAAAGATTTTATAGTGATATTATATCAGCTGATAAATATTTTAAAGAAGCATATAGGTCATATAAACTTACTAAGTTAACATCATTAAAAGTTACACAGATAAATACACAATTTATTAAATGAAAATTAGTTATTCTATACTAACCCACAACGAAACTACCACTCTTGAAAAGCTACTAAAGTTTTTAATTAAGTATAAACAACCACAAGATGAGATAGTTATCCTTGATGATTATTCAGACAATGAAAAGACAAAAGCTATCTTGGATTTCTATGTATCTACCGAGAACATAGTCTTTGAGCAAAGAAATCTTTTGGAAGATTTTGGTTCACAGAAAAACTATCTAAAGAAAATGTGTAGTGGTGACTATAGTTTTAACTTAGATGCTGACGAAATGATTTCACATTGGTTTATGGCAGACATCCACGAGTTACTTGAAGGTAATATGGTTGATTTAATCTTTGTTCCAAGAGTAAATACCGTGAAGGGGATAACAGAAGAACATTGTAGAATGTATGGATATACAATAAACGAAAAGGGTTGGATAAATTATCCTGATTGGCAAGGTCGTATCTTTCGTAACCGACCAAACATTCGTTGGGAAAAACCAGTTCACGAGCAATTAGTTGGTTTTCAAACTTATGCTCATTTACCAACAGAACATAAGTATTCTATCATTCACCCAAAGACGATAGAAAGACAAGTGGAACAAAATAAATTTTACAATGAAGAAATAAGTGGGATAAGAAGATGAAGTATAAAAACAAAAATGGTATAGGGTTGTCATACGAAGGTCATGAAAATGACAATAGTGTTCAATTAGTTAAAGAAGTAATTCGTGAGGCTATTAAGATAGGTGATTTAGAACTATATCAAAAAAGTAGTAGAATAGATGTTGGATGGGTTAAGGTAAAAGATTTTTTAAAAGAAAATTTTTCAATATGATTAAAATAAAAATACAAAACTATGCACTTGGTAGGAATGAACCAACATTTAGGCCATTTGCTTTTATTCAAAATATATTACGAGACTATAGTATTGAATTTACTAATTCTAATGATTTTGATTATCTATTTATTGGAATGCATGATTTCATTGATAAGAAAAAAACATTACAGGACAGTATTGACTATGGGCTTGAAAATTTATCAAAGGTAACCGGTGATTACTTCCTATTTGAAGGCTCAGATTCCACATCATTAATGGGTGGTTATGAAGTTTTTGAAAAAAGTAATGCTATTTATTTATTTAAAAATCAAATGTTACCATCACAAGATGCTTATAAAGTTCCCTATGCTCATAATAAATGGTTTTGGGGTAGTGGTAGTGATTTAGATTTATCATATGATATTTCCGATGATAAATGGAAAAGAATAAAATTTACAGGTTGGAATGTAGGACAACTTGTTCAAGATTATAGAAATTTTCAACCAATTAAACAAAATAAAACTACTGATGTGTGTGCTATTTTTCAAGGTAAACATAATTACAATGAAGATCATAAAAGTAGAAATGATCATCTTTACACATCTCATAGAAATGGTTTGTGGAATATACTAGAGCCTTTAAAGTCAAAATATAATATGATATATGATAGGCTTCCATTTCAAGAATATATTAAAAATTTAATGAATTCTAAAATTTCATTTTCTCCATTTGGTATGGGAGAGATATGTTTCAGAGATTTTGAGTGTATGCAATATGGGACTATAATGATAAAACCCAATCATGATTTAGTTAAAACTATACCAGATATATATGAGCCAGGTAAAACATATATTGATGTAAAGTATGATTGGTCAGACTTAGAAGAAAAAATTGATTATATTTTATCAAATTTTGATGAATTAAATGTTGAGATAAATGAAAATATTAGAAATAAATTTATAGACGGCTATGACCACAATAAACTATGTTTACATTGGTACAATATTTTTAAAAATTTAAGTGATATAGAGGAAAGTTAATGAAAATATTAATAACTGGAGGAGCCGGATTTATTGGTTCACATATAGCAAATAGATTTAAAGAGAATCACGAAGTAGTTGTTTTAGATTCGATGGGGCATACCTCATGTCTAAATAGATTAGATGAAAATATCTTGGTGGTAGAGGGTGAGATACAAAATTCAAAAATATATAATAAATTGGATACCGACTTTGACTTGGTAATAAATTCAGCCGCTGAAACTCATGTAGATGAGTCTTTTAAAAGACCGACAGATTTTATTGACACAAATATATTGGGAATACATCATCTAAGTACATATTGTATTAAAAATAATATTTCATTATTACATTTGAGTACTGATGAAGTAATAGGAACGGGTGAACCTTTGTATGAAAATTCAATGGCACTACCCACAAATCCATATTCAGCAACTAAGGCTAGTGGTGAATCTATCTTACATGCTTATGGTTATTGTTATGGGTTGAACTGGAAAGTGGTTAGATTAAATAACACTTATGGTACAATGCAATTTCCCGATAAACTAATACCATATTTTATTACTAGATTACAGGACGATAAAAAGCTAACAATACATGGTGTGGGTAAACAAGTTAGGTATTTCCTAAATATTGACGACTTCGTGGATGCTGTAGAAATTGTCATGAGTAAGGGTAAAAATAAAAATATTTATAATGTCTCTACTGATGAGTCTTACACGGTAATGGATGTTACGAAAATGATTTGTGATGGTATGGGTAAAGATATTAATCAATATATAAAATATGTAGATGACAGACTATTTCAAGATCCTATTTACTTATCTAATAGTGATAAACTTCGTAGTATAGGATGGAAACCTAATCGATATTTAAAAGAAGACATATCAAAACTAATAGATTGGTATACAAAAAATAGGGATTTTTTTAACAATGAAAATGTTGATAAATGATAGATTAATAGGTTCTGATTACAAACCTTTAGTTATTGCTGAGATTGGTATAAATCATAATGGTGATTTAAATTTAGCAAAACATTTAGTTGACGAGGCTTGTAGTCAAGGGGTAGAAATAATAAAACATCAAACTCATGTTATAGATGATGAAATGTCAAAACTATCCAAAAAGATTATTCCAGGAAATTCAAATTCTTCAATATATGACATTATGAACGAATGTGCCTTATCCGAAGATGATGAAATAGAACTAAAAAATTATGTTGAATTAAAAGGTGCAATCTTTATAAGCACTCCATTTTCAAGAGCTGCAGCTAATAGGTTAGAAAGAATGGGAGTTTCTGCTTATAAAATTGGTTCAGGTGAATGTAACAATTATCCTTTGATAGAGCATGTTGCATCTTTTGGTAAGCCAATGATAGTATCAACTGGTATGAATACGATAGAAAGTGTCAGAAAGACGGTTACTATATTAGAAGATAATAATATTGAATACGCTTTGTTACATACTACTAATTTATATCCAACACCATTTCATCTTGTTAGACTTGGAGCTATGATAGAATTAAAAGATAATTTTCCAAATGCTGTTATAGGTTTATCAGACCATACAATAAATAATAATGCTTGTCTTGCTGCTACTGGTTTAGGGGCTTCAATTTTAGAAAGACATTTTATAGATACAAAGGATAGAGAAGGTCCTGATATATTAAATTCTATGGATACAAAAGAATTAGGAGAGTTGATACGAGGTAGTGAAGAAGTTTTTAAAATGAGAGGTGGTAGTAAATTAGAACTGAAAGAAGAGCAGGTTACTATGGATTTTGCTTTTGCTACAGTTGTTTCTATCAAAGATATATCGAAGGGTGAAAAATTAAATAAGGATAATATTTGGGTAAAACGACCAGGAACAGGTAATATAAAAGCAGAACATTATAAAACTTTACTTGGAAAGGTATCAATTAGAGACATCAAAAATGATGAACATTTAACTTGGGAAGATTTTAAATGAGAAAAGTATTTGTGGTTACGGAAAGAAGAGCAGACTTTAGTAGATTTAAACCCATATTAGAACTGATAAGTAATGATGAAGATTTAGATTATGATTTAGTTGTTACCGGTATACATTTACTGGATAGTTATGGTAAAACTATCAATGAAATAAAAGAAGGTGGTTTTAAAGTCTTTAAAACTGTAGAAATGTTTAACGATAGTGTAGATAGAGATAGTGGTGCTGAGATGACTAAGGCTTTAGGTCGTGTGACAATAGGACTAGTTGATGCTATAGAAGAATCCAAACCAGATATAATTTTATCTGGATTTGATATAGGTGCTAATTTAGCAGTATCAATTGCTGGTGCCCACATGAATATACCTGTAGTACACATTCAAGGCGGAGAAGTAAGTGGTACGATTGATGAATCTATTAGGCATGCTGTTAGTAAATTTTCACATTACCATTTAGTTAGCAATAATGATGCTAAAAATAGATTAATCAAAATGGGTGAAGTACCCAAACATATTTTTGTTGTGGGGTGTCCATCAATTGACGCTATGTTAAGTGTTAACAAAAGCACACCTGATGAAATAAAAAATAAATTTGATGTAGATGTTAAGAAAAAGTTTTTTTTAGTTTTACAACATCCTGTCACAACAGAATTAAGTGATGCTAAAAGACAAATAAAAGAAACTTTAAATGCGATAAAGAAAAGTGGTGTACCGAGTGTTTTAATTTATCCAAATAATGATGCAGGTTCTCAAGTTATAATAGAAGAAATAAAAAATAGTAATATAAAATACTTCCCAACACTGTCTCTAAAAGATTATGTTTCTTTATTGAGTTATGCTACAGCTTTGATAGGAAATTCTAGTTCTGGTATTCACGAAACAGCAACATTTAAAGTTCCAACTATTAATATTGGGACAAGGCAACAAGGTAGATTAAGACCAGAAAACTTAATAGATGTTGACTACGAGGAGTATGAGATAACCGGAGCTATAAATAAAATATTGAACGATAAAATATTCCAAAAAAATATTTTATATTGTGAAAATCCATATGGGGATGGAAATTCTTCAAATAGAATTATAAAAATTTTAAAAAAAATAAACATAGGTAATAAAGTTATTCAAAAAAGAATTACTTACTAGGAGATGAATATGAAAAAAGTTTTAATAACAGGTGGATCTGGAACAATTGGATCAAGTTTTATAAAAAATTATTATGATGATTATAAATTTTATAGCTATAGTAGAAATGAAAAAATGCAAGTCTCTTTAAAGAGGAGTTTTGATAAAGTAAAAATAATTTTAGGAGCAGTAGAGGATAAAATTACATTATCACAAGCTATCATAGATATTAAACCTGATGTGATAATACATGCTGCTGCTTTAAAGCATGTTGATACGGGAGAAATAACACCAATACAAACTATAAAATCAAATATTATTGGTAGTTTGAATGTTATTGAATGTTCTTCTGAATATAATGTGCCAGTTACAATAGCTGTAAGTACAGATAAAGCATGTATACCTGAACAGAATTATGGGTATAGTAAATTGCTAATGGAAAAAATGTTCATAGAAGCAAATAATGAAATAAATAAGTTTTCTGTATGTAGATTTGGAAATGTTACACATAGTCACGGATCGGTATTGCCATTTTGGTTAAGGTTAAAAGCTAACAATGAAACATTAAAGTTAACTGATTCTCGGATGAATAGATTAATGTTTTCACAGAGAGAAGCTGTTGATTTAGTACATAAAACAATGCAGTGGACACAGAAGGGTGATGGTGGTTTTATTTTATCTAAAAAAATGAAAACAGTGAATATGTTAGAGTTGGCTAAAGTAATTTCAGATGATGTAGAAGAAATAGGAAGAAGACCAGGTGAAAAATTGGATGAAACTTTGATAAGTACTAATGAGTTGCCATACAGTCATTGTATAGGAGATTTTATTAAAATAACAGAAGAAGAAAACACAAGCCGTACAGATATTCTAACAGAAGAATATTCATCATTAACTGCAAAGAAAATGAATGTTGATGAGATGATTGATATGGTGGCTGAAACAGATAAGAACTTAAAAAAATCTTTATTTAAATATGGAATTTATGGATAATATAAAAATATTAATACCAGCAAGAGGTGGTTCAAAACGAATACCAAAAAAGAACTTAGTTGATGTAAACGGTAAACCATTATTACAATATGTAATAGAAACTTGTAAAAACATTACTGATGAAATTTATGTCAGTACTGATGACATTGATATAAAAAAATTTACAAAGTCTATGGGTGTAAATGTAATAGAAAGGCCTGAAAGATTAGCAACTGATAAAGCAAAAACAGAAGACGTTGTGAAACATTTTTTAGAAAAAATAGAAACGGATTTATTTTGTGTAGTACAACCCACATCACCTTTATTACATTTTTATTCTATTTTATTTGGTATTGAGCAGATGCATCGGCCTTTGGATATTTATAGTAGTTATCATTCTATTATATCAGTATGTAAAGATGTAAATTACTATTGGGGTGACAATGGCAAACCAATAAATTTTGAATTGGGTAACAGAAAAAGAACTCAAGAGCATCAAACTTGGTATAGAGAAAATGGAGCTTTCTATGTTACAACGAAACATAATTTTTTAAAATCTAATATTTTACAAAATGGTAATGTTGGATTTGTTGTTATGGAAGAGAGCGAGTCTATTGATATAGATACCCACGAGGATTTAAAGTTAGTTAAAAAGATAATGAGAGGTAATAAATGAAAGCAGTAACATTACTCTGCCGAGGAGATTCATTAGGACATATTAGTAGTGTGCCTAAAGTAAATCATAGTGTTATCGTTAATGGTTTTCATTATGAAGCAGAAGATAAGTTTATAGATGAATATTTATCAGCATCTTCTAATGTTACTCATGTGTTGAGTTTAGCTGCTTATTTTCCACAATCAGGTGCTACTGAACTTTATAAAAAATATAACTTTGATAAAATTATTTTACCATATGTGAAAGAGGTATCACCGCCTATTCCAAATCATTTTTTACAGATAGAAGGTCGTGATGGGATATTGCCAGTTGAAAATTTAGATGACATAAATAAAAAAGATATGATATCACATCCAAGATATGCTTACACTTCACCCTCTAGTGGGTTAGACGCGCTGTTGTATATAGTAAACCAACTTAAACCTGATGAAGTTAATATTATTGGAATGGATTTTTATGAAAATATTGGTATAGTCGGTACAGGTTACTTTACAAATTCAATCGGTAAGGAAAGAAATGACCACGGAAACAATGAATTAGCAAATCGTCATGATCCGACAGATTTAATGCAAGACTTTTTTAAAAAGGTTGTAACAAAAAAATCAAATATAAAATTCAATATGTACACAGCATCAAACTTTGAATTTGAAGTCGATAATTTAAAAATTATAAAATTAAATTCTTTTTAACTTGACTTTCATAGAATTAATTAGTAAATTGAGATTACAACAGGAGTATTAATGATTAATATTTATCAACCCTCACTTGGCCAAGAAGAACTTGATGCTATCGAAAAGGTATTTAAAAGTAATTGGTTGGGAAAGGGAAAATTGACAGAAAAATTTGTTGAAAACTTTTCATTAAAGTTACAATCACATCCCGATAATTTTAAAACTATTTGTAGTTGTACGGAAGGTTTATTTCAATCAATGAATATACTTGAAATAGAAGAAGGTGATGAAGTTATATTACCATCAATAAGTTTTATAGGAGCTGCTAATGCTATTGTTAGTCGTGGTGCTAAACCAATATTCTGTGATGTTGATAGTAGAACTTTAAACGTAAGTGCTGATGACATAGAAAAAAATATAACTAAAAAAACAAAAGCGGTAATAATACTACATTACGCTGGTGTTCCGTGTGACATGGATGAAATAGTGGATTTGTGTGATAAACACAATATTAAGTTAATAGAAGATAATGCTAATAGTCCCATATCAAAATACAACAATCAGTTTACGGGAACTATTGGTGATATAGGTCTTTGGTCATTTGATGCTATGAAAATATTAGTTATGGGTGATGGTGGTTTAGTTTATTGTAAAGACCTTGAGTTAGCTAAAAGACTTGATTATGAAGCATACTTGGGTTTAAAAAGTGCTAGTGGATTTTCAAATTCTATAGATACCAAATGGTGGGAATTTGATATAGAGTTGCCTGGTAGAAGAGTAATAATAAATGATGTTACTGCTGCTATAGGTTTAGAACAACTTAAAAAGTTAGATGGTTTTATATCAAGGCGAAAAGAAATACATACAATGTATAACAATACATTGAAACATGTGGATTGGATTGATGTTCCACGAGAGATACCAATCAATAAAGAAAGTTCATACTATATGTATCATATTCAAACAGATAAAAGAGATGAGTTGGCTAGACATTTAAAAGACAATGGAGTATATACTTCATTTAGATATTACCCTTTACATAAGGTCAAGTACTATGACGATGGGCTTTCATTAAAAAATACAGAAAAAATAATGGATAGAACATTATGCCTACCTTTACACCAATCATTAACTGATGACGAAGTTAATTATATATGTGAACAAATTTATAATTTTAATACAACGGGAGTTTAAATATGAGATATTTACATATAGGGTGTGGTGATGTTATTCTACCAAAACCATTTGAGAATTTAGATGGTAGAGAATTAGAGGGAGTAGATCATGTTGTAAATGGTCTTGATAAATTGCCATTTAAAGACAATACATTTGATTTGGTTTATTCTGCTCATACACTTGAACATTTTCCTCGTGATAAAGTGGAAGCTGTTTTACGAGAGTGGGTTAGGGTAACAAAAGTTGATGGTATAGTTAGGTTAGCAGTTCCTGATTTTGAACAGGCTATAAAAGTTTATCACAAATCAGACAAGAGAATAGAAAATATACTTGGTTTAACTGTAGGTGGTCAATCTTATGATTATGAATATCATTATTGTATTTTTGATGATAAATCATTAACTGGATTAATGAATAGATGTGGATTAACATCTGTGCATAAATGGGCTTATCAAAGGGTAAGTCATGGTGATTATTGGGATTATTCACAAGGACAAGTTTTTGAAATACCTATCTCTTTAAACTTAGAGGGGCGTAAAGTTAAAGATTCAAAATCTATTACCGGAACAAATATATTTGAAGTATGGAAAAATAAATGAACAAATATGTAGAAAGTATTGATTTTGTAACTGTAGTATATAAGAGAATAAATTACGCAAAATTAATTTATGAAAGTATAAAAAAATATGTAGACCATCCATACAAGTTTTATGTTGTCAACAATGGTGATAATTCTAAAGATAGTGCTGAGTTGAAGTCATTGAAAAAGATGTTTGACGGTGAGGATAGTGTTGTTGTTGTTGAAGGTGTAAAACAGATCAATCAAGATGATGGATTATGTGTCCCATCAAAATCTAATCAAAAATATCCACAACAATATTTTATTGATAATTATGGTTGGGATGGTTATAGTAAATATGACAGAAGACCTCTAGGTTTTGCTAGTTGGTTACAGGCAGAAGCTATGACAATAGGTACTAAACTTGGAAATGGGAAATATGTATGTCAGGTTGAACATGATGTGGTCTTTTTAAATAAATGGGTAGATTCTATATTACCCTTATTAAAAAATAATTCATTTATTTCTTATGCTTGGAGAGAAGATATAGACCAAGCACTTACCCCACAATGGTCTATTTTAAAAAGAAAAACAATAGAAAACAACTTTTACAGAGAACCTGGCGACTTATATCCAAATTGCCATTATAAAGACACTTATGGTTTACTGTCACTATGGGCTAGAGAATTTAATAAACCTTACCTAATTTTAAAAAATAGTCTTGAAGATCGTAGTTTAAAATCAGAACATTTATTAAATGTTAATTTTGGAGAAGAGGGGTTTATTGATGGAATACCATTTTTACACCACGCTGGTAGAGGTGCTGCTAGAACAATAGATTATTATGAACAATGGGTTTCCGAAGTTTCTAAATATTTAAACATACAAATATGATACAAGAACCTAGAGTTTTACTTTTATATCCACCAGAACAGAATTGGCCTGAAACTTTATGTAAGCCAAACGGTTCGCTAGCATATCCAATGTTAGCTGGTGCTTTGAGAGAGATAAATGTAGATGTTGAGGTATACGATGCTTGTGTTGGAAATGATGACGATGAATATAAAAACTTTTTCTTTAATCCAACACCACTTAAAAGTGGATTATTAAGAACTGGCGTAAGTGATGATAGAATTCTACAGATGGTGAAGGATTTTGATTTTGTTGGATTGACTTCTATTTTTTCTCTACAAGAAACTATGGTTTTACATTGTTGCCGTTTAATAAAAAAACATTTTCCTAAAAAAATATTGTTTTGTGGGGGTGTAAATGCTAGAGCTAGACATAACATATTTTTAGATGCTGGGTTTGACATAGTATGTACTTCTGAATCAGAATTGACTATCAAAAAGATTATGAAAGTTTATCGAAGTGGTAGCACAGATTGGAGTTCAGTTCCAAAAATATTATTTAAAAAAGATAATAAAGTTATTAATACTGCTCATCTTGGTGATATTATTTGGAATTTAGATGAATTACCAATGCCTGCTTGGGATTTATTACCAAATGAAAGATATTGGGAAATTAGAAGACCTCATGGTGGTCATTTTAAAGATGATGAAGAGCTAAAGTATGTTTCTATGATGACCTCATTGGGTTGTCCCTTTGCTTGTTCATATTGTCATATAGCTCACGAAACAAAAGGCTCTATGTCTGATGAAATAGGAAGGTTTAGAATTAAATCCGATGAAAGAGTTTTAGAAGAGTTAGTATATTTGAGAGATGTGATAGGTGCGAAACAAGTGTTCGTTGAAGATGATTCTATATTTGGTATGAAAAGAAGAGCTATCAATATGTTGAAGAAAATCATAGGAGTTGGTTTAGAGATACTTGATGTAAACGGAGTAAATGTTATTCATCTTACTAAAAAGGGGAAGCCCGATGTAGAAGTCATAGAGCTTTTAGCAGATGCTGGATTTAGAGACATAGTTCTACCATTTGAATCTGCTAATCACAGGATAGTAAAAAAATGGTGTTCTAACAAATGGAAAGTCGAAGATTTTGATGTAAAAAACTTAGTGAAAGAAATAAAAAGAGTTGGTATGAGAGTTGCTGCTAATTACATGGTTGGTTTTCCTGATGAGACAGAAAAAGAAATAAAAGAAACTATAGATTTTGCTAAACAAAATATGTCATATGGTTTAGATGCTTCCAATTTCTTTTTAGTAATGCCTTTACCAGGAACACCGATGTTTGATGAGGTTATGCGAAATGGTCAACTTCCAAAAGACTATAATATAGATAGAATGCAGTGGACTAAGGCTAATATGATAAATACTTCAATACCACCAAACAAACTTGAAGAGTTACGCCAACAAGCTTGGGAAGATTGTAACTTATCAGATCATATAAAAAATAGAAAAAACTGGCAAATAAATGATACAAACACTGGTGAGATTCATAGTGCGAGGTAAAGAAAATAATTATGTTTAAATTTAATTATGATACATTGAAGTACCAATTTCAAGAAATAGTTAGTGATTGGTTAGAAACCGATGACTTATCAAAACTACATGAATTTAAAAAATATAAATTATTTAAAAGACAAAATGACCAATCATCTATGTGGCATAAAATGTTTTACAATCAAATTAGAATTGACAATAGATTTGATGATATTTATAAATTATTTTTAAAAGAATATATAAAACCACTATATAATAATGAAGAAATTGTTTATCAAAAAATACCAACATTTAGGGTTCATCTGCCAGATAATATTTCAGTTGGTGAGTTTCATAAGGATAAGAATTATAGAAATAAAGATTGGGCTAACAAAGTTCAAGAGATAAATTATTTTTTACCATTTACAAAAGCCTATGGAACTAATACAGTATGGGCAGAAACAGAGGAAGATTTGGGCGATTATACTGAAATAAAAGCAGATTATGGTGAATGTGTAGAGTGGAGTGCCACAAATTTAACACATGGTAATAAAGTTAATAGAACAACAAAAACAAGAGCAAGTATAGATTTTAGAGTGATACCAATGTCAAGGTATTTTGGAAGTGAACATCTTACAATTAATGCGAACATGCCCTTTAAAGTGGGTGGATATTATGAGGTTATATAATGAATAAAAAAAATGGAGTAGATTTTGTAATAGCAAGTTGTTATGGTGCTGAAAAAATTGATTTCACTAGGTTTAATGTTGAGAGTATTAACAGGTATTGGAAGTCGGTAGAGCATACTATATATTTAGTGGTTAATTATTTTGATAAAGAATTAGAAATGAAACTTCATAAAGAACTTTTTGGAGATAATGACAATGTGGTTATCTTAGAAGGTGTAGATCAATCACCACAACGTATAGACTGGCCACACGGTGGATTTACTTATAAAATAGATGAGAGTCGAACAATTGGTTTAATTGATGGATGTGGTATAGCTTCTGGTGGTTATTATGGTTCGGATGCTTTAAGTCTCGGCGTAAAAGCAGGTGATAGAGAATATGTTTGTGTATTAGATTGTGATACTATTTTTTTAAATTCACATGCAACTGAGTTATTAAAATTATTAGATACATATAAGTTTGTATCAAATAGATGGTGTCCTGGTAATGTATTTGAATATCTAAAACAGAAAGGCACTTGTGATGGTACATGGGATGACGGTATGGCTAGAATTATGTTGATGTTATGTAAAAGAGAGTTGTATGATGAAATAGAATCTGAAAATTATGTTGAAAGGGGAATTTGGAAAACTAGTCCTTATAATTGTGATTATAGAGATATTGGTGGTAATGTGACTTGGTATGCAAAAGAAAAAGGATATGATTGGTTTATCTTAAAGAATTCATATAGAGATAGATTCAGATCAGATAATGGGTTATGGAAAGAGCATTTATTGAATTTTCCTAAAGGAGAACAGGCTTGGTTAGATGACATTCCTATATTTTTTCATGCTACGCAGGGTGGTAGTAGGGGGATGTCTGTGTTTAACCAATGGGTTAAAGAAGCAAAAGATTATTTAAAAATATGATTAAATTCTTAGGTCACGCCAGTATCTATATCAAAACAGATGACACTTCTTTAGTTACAGATCCTTGGTTTTCTAAGACTGGTGCATTTCTATACAACTGGCATCAATTTCCTGACAATAGTGAAATTAATATGGAATGGAAAGACGATTTGGATTTTGTATGTATTTCTCACGAACATCAAGACCATTTTGATCCATTGTGGTTAAGAACATTAAATGATAAAGTAAAAATAGTAATTCCTAAATATAGAAATAGGAGATTTTATAACTTATTATCAGAAGCTGTAGATAATGAAATTATAGAAGTTGTAACTAAAGATACAATAAACCTTAAAGGAATTGAATACACACCAATAATCTGTTCACCAGGTTGGGATGATGCTTGTCTGATTTTTAAAACTAATGATGAGGTAATAGTAAATGCAAATGATATGAATTTATCAACTGATGATAAAAAATGGATAAACGATAATTTTGAAGACATTGATTATTTGTTTTTTCAAGTTGCTGGTGCGTCTTGGCACCCACATTCATATGAATATTCTGATGAAGAGCAGAGAAAGATTAGACTAAGTAAAAGAAAATCGTATCTTAAAAAAGCCGAAAATATGATAACTGCATTAAATGCCGATGTTTCAATTCCATGTGCAGGACCACCATGTTTTTTAGATGAAGAATTTTTTCATCTTAACTTTATTAAAGATTCAATCTTTATGACTGGTGACTCTGTTTATAAAAAACTTACTTCAACTACAGATCATGAAATATTATTAGTAGTACCAGGAGATAGAATTTCTAAAGAAAACTGTAAATTAACATCTGATAATAATTTAAAGAAAAAGTTTTTTTCTAACAAGAAAAAATATTTAGAAGATTATAAGAATAGAAGGGAGAAGTTAATAAGACAGAGTATAAAAGATATTTCTGAACCTGTAAAAAATAGTTTATTAACGGATTGTAAAAAATATTTTGAACCATTAATAGAATCAAATAAATTCTTTAGAGAAAATAGTAGAGGTAAATTATTAATAAATGTCATTGGTTGCATTGAAGAAAAAATAATAATTGATTTCTCAAGCGTCAGTAATAGTGTTAGTCAATATAAAAATGAAAAACATTGGTATACATTTGATATTGATGCTAAATATTTAAATTTAATTTTTCAAAAGAAATTATTTTGGGAAGATTTATTTTTAAGTTTTAGATTTAAAGCCTTTCGGAAACCAGATGAATTCGACCAATTACTAATTAATTTTTTAAAGTTTGCTGACAATGATTGTTTTCGATATCTTGAAAGGCATTATAAATTAATGGAAAGGGATGAAAAATTAAAAGAAACATTTATTAAAGAGGTTAACGGTCAAACACTTAAAATTCAAAGGTATTGCCCACACGCATTAGGTGATTTATCTAATGGTAGAATTGAAGGTGATAAACTTTATTGCCCACATCACGATTGGTGTTTTTCTTTAAAAAATGGTGAAGGTATAGGAAATAAACTAAGTATCAAAATAAATAATTAAAGTTTTTGAGAAATTAATATATATTTATGTATATACAAAATAGGTTTTATTAAATGAAAAATGTTATATTCTTAATAGCAGCTGCTAGTAAACACGAATACTTACACAAAAAACATGGTGGATTTAAATATTTTAAATATTCAATTCCATCTTGGGAATATTGGTGTAAAAAAAATAATGTTGAGCTTGTTATCTATGACACGCCATCTGATGATGAGCATATAAAACATAAACCTACTTGGCAAAGGTGGTTTGATGTATTTAATCAATTAGATAAAACCAATATAGAGTATAATAAGATAGCATTGATAGATGCTTGTACAATTATCAGATGGGATACACCTAACTTTTTTGATTTTGTTGATAATGGTGAAGTAAATTTATTTAGATCACTTGAAAATATCAGATGGGTAAACGAGGGGGTAAGTGGCTACTCTGATTTCTTTAAAAAATATTATCCTAATTTTAATTTTGATTTAAAAGAATATTCAAGTTGTGGGTGGCAAATCTTTGATAAAAACCACAAGTTGTTTTTGGAAAAAGTAAAAGATTTTTATTATGATAATTACGATGATATTATGGTACTACAAAATGACAAGGTAGGAAGGGGAACTGATCAGCCAGTTTATAATTATTTACTTCAAATTCATAATGTTAATGTTGTTCATAAATTACCACCATCTTATTATTTAAATCACTTACATAGATTTGATTGGTTGAGTCATAATTGGCAAGATGGAAATGATAAAACTCCATTTTTCATCAAAAATGGTTATATTTGGTTTTATAGTGGTTTTCCACAAAGGGGTGGTAGAGAAGATATGATGAAGCAAACTTGGGATATAATTAAAGAGAGGTATGTATGAGAATACTGGTGACAGGTGGTGCTGGATTTGTTGGAACTAATTTAATAAAAAGATTATTAAAAGATGACCATGAGGTAGTATCGGTTGATAATTACTCAACGGGTAAAAAAGAAAACGAACAAGATGGTTGTGAATATTTCGACAGAGATTTATCAAAAACCAATTGGTGGGATTTATCGGATGTATCCGAATATGAAGTGACATGTGAATATCAAATAGAACCTGTTGATATAATATTTCATTTAGCTGCTTTACCGAGAATTGTACCATCATTTAAAAAACCAGTTGATACATTTAAATCAGGTCCTATGGCTACTATTAATTTATTAGATTGGGCTAAATTAACCAAGACACCAGTCATATATGCTGGTTCATCTTCTGTAAAGGGGGATGTGTATGCTAATCCATACACATTTACTAAATGGCAGAACGAGCATTTGATAGAATTATACAATAAACTCTTTGAAGTTCCAACTTCTATTTGTAGATTCTATAATGTGTATGGGGAACATCAAGCAAGTGAAGGTAGTTATTGTAATGTATTGGGTATATTTCAGAGACAATTCAGTAATGGAGAACCACTAACTATTACAGGTGATGGAGAACAACGAAGAGACTTTACCTATGTTGGAGATATTGTTGATGGATTAGTTCGATGCGGTTTTAGTCTTTTAACTGATATTAAAGTCACAGATGGTCAATCTTATGAATTAGGTAATGGTAGTAATCGTTCTATCAATGAATTAGCTGAAGCATTTGGGGACTACCCTACAGAGTATATTGATGGAAGACCAGGTGAGATGAGAGAAACTTTAAATAAAGACACCAAGGCTAGAGATATATTGGGGTGGAAACCAAGTGGTGATATTATAAAATTTATTAAAAACAAAATAGTAAAATGAAAAAAAACATAGTATATATGGTCAACATTACACTTGATGATAGAAGTAAATCACAAGGATATGAGTGGTCAATTAAAAGTTGGGAACATTGGGCAGAAAAAAACAATAGTGAGTTATTTGTATTAAATGATTTAATACATGATGTATCTATAATGAAACCTCAATGGCATAAGTTGTTTGTTTTTGATTTGTTAGAAAATGAAGGTATTGATTACGATCAAATATTATTCGTAGATTCAGATACGATAGTTCATCCTGATTGCCCTAATATTTTTGAATTATCTGAAAATAAATTTTGTGGTGTTACAGCTGTGGGTAGCATGGATTGGATATGTAGGAGTATAGAAAATTATTCCACTCATCTATTTAATGGTTACACATTTCCGTATTGGAAATATATTAATTCTGGAGTTATGGTTATGAATAAAACTCATAGGTCATTGTTTAAATCTATTTTAGAGTTTTATTTTAATAATCAAGAAAAAATATTATGGATGCAAAATAATTTAGGTGTTGGTACAGACCAACCAGTAATAAATTTTTTTTTAAACAGAGAAAATGTTGATTGTAAGTTATTACCCTATGAATATAATATGCAAGATATGATGAGACTAGAAGTTTTAGGTAATGACATGTTACATACCAAATATGGATGGATATATCATTTTAATGCTGGCGTAAAACCATCACCTGGTGCTTGGTTAGAACATACTTATAAGTTTTTGTATGATAATATCATATAAACATAAATTTATTTTTATGAAAACCAGAAAAACTGCTGGTTCTAGTATACAAAAAGCACTCATACCGTTTTGTGGTCCTGATGATATTATTACACCTGATGCTGAAAGTTTAGAAACTGCTAGCAATATAGATAAGTTTTTTACAAGTCATCCACACCCACCAATTAAAGATGTAAAACAATTTGTTGGTGATGATGTTTGGAATTCATTTTTTAAATTTGCTATTGTAAGAAATCCGTGGAGCTTAGTGGTGTCTAGGTATCATTGGAATAAAAGAGGTAACGATTGTAGTGTTGATGATTTTAAAGTTTTTTTAAAAAAATATTGTAGTGATGAGGCTTATTGGGGTCCTGCTCATTTCTATGTTAATGATTTACAACAAAATTATACAACAATCAATGGAAAGGTTGAGTTAGATTATATAGCAAAAATAGAAAGTTTAGCTGATGATTTTAAGGTTATATGCTCTACTTTAGGTATATCAAATATAGATTTACCTCGTAGTAAATCATCATATAAACCAAAAGACTTTAATCATTATAGTGAATATTATGACGATAAGCAAGTTGAATTAGTTAAAAAATATTTTTATGATGATATACGAGAATTTGAATATTCTTATAATCAACAAATAGTTGTGAGAAGAATTAATCCAATAATTACAACAGATACTATTAAAATAGGTGGTGATAATATAAATGGTCCATCTTTGATTAAGGTTCCTGATTGGGTTAAAAATCCACTTGGAAAGTATTATTTATACTTCGCACACCATCAAGGTAAACATATTAGAATGGCCTATTCTAATGATATAAAAGGTCCATATGCTATATATGAAAATGGTACATTACAATTAAGTAAAACTCCTTGTGGCAATCACATAGCAAGTCCAGATGTCCATATTGATGAAGATTTAAAGAGTATAATTATGTATTATCACGGAGATATAGAGGGTGGTCAAAAATCATTTATCAGTTGGTCAGACGATGGTATAAACTTTCAGGTAGACGATAAAGTTTTAGGTGAATTCTATTTCAGAGTTTTTAAATATAAAGATAAGTTTTATTCTGTTGCTAAAAATAAAAATATAGGTGGTGTGATATACGAATCTGATAATTGGAATGGTGACTTTAAATTAATATATGAATTGATACCAAATATGAGACATTCTGCTGTTTATCTTAAAGATAATATATTATTTTTATTTTATTCTTTAATAGGAGATATTCCAGAATCAATTTTAATGTTAAAAATAAATTTAGATACTTGGGATATTGTTTCAAATGAAAAGGTATTATCACCTAAAAAAAATTATGAGGGTGGTGATCTCCCTCTAATGAAATCTATGCCAGGTTCTTCTACTTTAAGATATGGAGGACCGGTCAACGAACTAAGAGATCCTTATATTTACAAAGAGGATAACAAACTATATATGTTATATTCTTTAGCAGGTGAATGTGGAATAGGATTATCACAAATATACAACATAGGAAAATCATGATTGAAATAAAAAATAAATACATAGTTGGGACACATATAATGTTCTATGAAATAGAAATGGTTTCTGAACATATAGAAAGTTTAATTAATGCTGTCAATACAGTTAAAAATAAAGAAAATATTACAATAGATTTATTTTACAATATTTCTGAGTTTTTTGAAAAAATAAACAGAGAAGAGATATCAAAGAAAAAGTTAATAGATAAATTTTTAACATTAGTAAAATTAGTTGAATCTACGGGATGTAATGTTACTCATAAAATATATGAGGATAATAATAAACCAATTACAATGGTAGATTACAGGAGAGATTTAAACTATTATGGTTGTGTTGATAATGATTATGTTATATGGGGTGAGTCAGATGCACTATTACCAAAAGAAGCATTTAGTACCTTGGATAATATTAAAGAATATGCTAATCAAAATAATGTACATAGATATGTAGTCACTTTCGCATTAAGAAAAATGTGGGATGAATCTTGGAAGATTTTAGAACATAATGATTTTACAGATGCTCCTTTTTATGAATTAGATGATCCAAAAGCAACAACAGAACAAAGTAGTATTCGATATTCGATGTCGGTTAAAGAAATGAATGCGATAAACGAAAGATGTGATGAATTAGATGTAAGGGTTTTAAAACACCCTCAATTTGACGGATCAATTTTAGTATTAAGTTCGGATTTAGTAAAGAATGGGGCTAATGTACCAAGATGTATTTTAGGTCACGCGGTTGATGATACAAGTATGATGAATAGTTGTAAACAGGTAATGGGGGATTTATATGTACAATTTATTGTAAAAAATATTTTAAAAGTACATAATAGAAACCATCCTCAAAAAAGAAACTATTGTTTACAAATGGAAGGTGATAGAGTATGTACACAAGAAAAAGGACCAAACCAACGAGGTGGGTGGTATGATAAATTAAAACATTTAGCTAATCAAAACCTATCAGTATTTGGTCAATCACAAAATAGATTTAATACATATGAAGATTTTGAAAAAGTAATGGAGTTAAAATGAAAACAGCATTAATAACAGGTATTAACGGAATGGATGGAAGTCACCTTGCTGACTTCTTATTAAAAAAAGACTACATTGTTTATGGTATGGAACGAAGAACTTCATATCCTAATAGATTAAATACTAAGCACTTAGAAGGTAAGATAACATTTGTTAACGGAGATTTGACAGACCAAAACTCTTTATTGAGATGTCTAAAAGAATGTGATCCTGATGAGATATACCATCTGGCTGCTCAATCATTTGTTGGTGAGAGTTGGAATACACCAGAACAAACAGGTGATGTAACAGGTCTTGGTGCTTTAAGAATGCTAGAAGCTATAAGAGAGTATGGTAAAGATATAAAATTTTATCAAGCTTCGACATCTGAAATGTTTGGTCGAATGGTAGAGAATCCAGCAAGAGAAACTACACCTTTTTATCCTCGTTCACCTTATGGAGTTGCTAAACTATATGGCCATTGGATTACAAAGAACTATAGAGAATCATATGATATGTTTAATGTTAGTGGTATCCTTTTTAATCACGAATCGGAACGTAGGGGTATCGAATTCGTAACTCGTAAGATTACAGATGGTATCGCTCGTATTCATTTAGGTTTACAAGACCATATAACATTGGGTAACTTAGATTCAAAAAGAGATTGGGGGTATGCTCCTGATTATGTGGAATGTATGTGGTTGATGATGCAACAGAATAAACCAGATGATTATGTTATTGCTACTGGCAAAGCTCATAGTATAAGAGAATTTTTAGATGTTGCTTTTGGATGCATTGGTGTGGAAGATTGGAAAAAATTTGTTAAACACGATCCTAAATTTATGAGACCTGCTGAAGTAGATGTTTTGTGTGGTGATGCTAAGAAAGCAAAGGATAAGTTAGGTTGGTTACCAAAAACTACATTTAGTAAAATGGTATCTAATATGGTTGTTAATGATATAAAAATTGTATCAGGAGTTTAAATGGGTTATATATTACCAGAAATTTATCAATCAATCTGTAGTGAACATGATGTAAAACTACCAAAAACATTTATTGAAACTGGTACTTTTATGGGTGGTGTTCCACATAGAGTTATGGAAACTTATGGTGACTTGATTACTTTTGATGAGTGGTTTACTATAGAACTTGGAGAAGAAATTTGTCAAGTTGCTAGTAAAAGATATAAGTTATTTGAAGAATATAATTTTGACACTTCCAAATTCAATCCACATACTGATGAGAAAGATTTATCATTTAAAGACGAAGGCTATTTTTTTAAAAATAAATTAAAATTAATCTGTGGTGATTCATCTCAAAGATTAAAATCAATTCTTTTAGAAATTGATAATTCTATTTGTTTTTGGTTAGACGCACATTCAGGACCGTCAAAATATAGTAGAGGTGACGATGATGTTCCGCTATTAAAAGAATTGGATGTTATATCAAATCATCACATTAAAAATCATATTATAGCTATAGATGATGCTCATATGTTTGGAAAAAAACAATTTGATTCTAAGGGAAATATTATTTGTGATTATACTGATGTTACATATGAAAGAGTAAAAGAAAAGATATTAAGTATAAATACAAATTATGATGTGGGCATTTATAACCCATATAATATGGAGATGGTTTTAGCAATAGTTAACTAATAGGAGAAAGAAAAATGTCCGAAATAAAAAGAAAATATTTACCAACAATAGCTGAACTAATAGATAGACTTTCTATTATTCAGTTAAAGGAAGTTTTTATAACAGAACATAAAGATGAGTATGCTAAAGAAATATCAGATATAGTTCATGATTTATCTGAGTTGGGTATGAGTGGTAAGATGATAAGGGCTATTATAGTATTAGCTCAAATGAATCTACATATATGGCATAATGAAACAAAGTATAGAGCTGGTGATGGTGATGGTAATCTTGGGTTAACTCATGGATTAAATGGTATCAGAAATACTGCTAAAAACATTATACAGGACTCACTAGAAGATGGTGGTAGAAAAGATTATAAAATAGATTGTATAGCTGCTGAGTTTGAAGATTGGGAGGTTAGTTGGTAATATGAAAGTAATAGTTTTTCACCAACCGTTTCCTATGGGAAATTATAAAATATGTACAGTTATAGCAAAAAAAATAGCTGAACAAGGTCACGAGGTTTATTCACTTCAACAATTAAATGGTGTTGTACCAGATGACGAATATGTTCAACAAATAATAGATTTAAATCCAGATGTGGTTTATTCTGAGATGTTGGATGCTGAGACTTTTAAAATAGTAGAAAAGTTAAATTGTAAAAAAATATTAACTTATTGTTCTAAGGGTATATTACCAAAGTGGGATAGTATATTAGATTATCAAAATATTTGGTACACGGATATAATGACTAATTCTAAAGTTATGGAAAAAATATTTAATGATAATAATATATCTGTTAATAGATTTGAGTTACTACCAAATACTATTTATAAAGATGAAAAAATATACACAAGAGAATATAACCATGATTGTGTTTTTTTGGGTATGGGGTTTAATAGATTAAGCTCAGATGATTATAAGTTAGAAAGAGAACTATTTTTTAATGGGATAGGTGATTTGGATTATAAAATATATGGTAATGGGTGGCCGCAAGGAACGATGTTTGGTGGTATTTTACCAGCAAATGATATTGGTAAATTATATAGTTCTTCTAAAACAGGATTAGCTATAATAGCTAAGGGACAACGGGATCATGGTATGATTAACAATAGATATGTTGAGATGGCTTATTGTGGACTTCCAATAGTAACTTATAAGTATGATATAGATTGGCTAGGTTTTGATAAGTATTTATATTTTACCGACTCTAAGAGTAAAACATTAGATTTGGTAATGGAGTTAATTTTAAATAAAGATAAATATCAAAATAATCTAAATAAAGCAACACATTTTATTAATAAAAAAACAGATGAATTTTACGATAAATTATTTCATTCAATAGGTAAATAAATATGGAGTTAAGAGACTACAAAATAGCTTGGTTTACAGAAGGTGGGTGGGCAGGTAAAGTTGGATTAGATAATCCTAATATGAGAAACGATGTTTCTACGATGCACACATTGGGAGCTGAGCATTATCCTATCTTTCAGATATCACAAGTATTACAACATTTTGGTGAAAACCATTTTGACTTTGGTATTGTAACTCTACCAAAAACAAAGACAGAGGAGTTGTTGAAGTTTGATATGATGGGCGACTTGAATAAGTTATGTAAGAAAACCATATCAATGCAGGAAGGACCACATTGGCTATTTCAAGACTACACAATGGAGCAACAGATTTGGTGGTTTAATGCTCTTACGGAGTTTGATATGTTATTTGCCCATAATCATAAAGATGTAAATTATTATAAAGGTATTACAAATAAACCTGTACATAAAATGCCAACACTAATGTTGACCGAAAGATTGGGTATTGAAAGTAGTAAGCAAAAAAATGATTCCGTTATAATTGGTGGAAATATGGTTAGATGGTATGGTGGGTTTGATTCTTATTTAGTAGCACAAGAGTTTGGTGTTCCAATATCAGCGCCTTCAATGGGTAGAAAGATTGATAGAGAAGACGAGTTGGATATAAATTATTTTCCTTATATGACTTGGACAGAGTGGATAAATAATCTAAGTCAGTTTAAATATGGAGTTCATCTGATGCCAACTCACGCTGCTGGAACATTTGCATTGAATTGTGCATTTCACGGAATACCTTGTATTGGTTATGAAGGATTAGATACACAAGAAGAATTACATCCACAACTTACTATTAGGGATGGGGATTTATATTCAGCAAAACTATCAGCAGATATTCTATTAAATGATTATAATTTTTACAAAGAATGTAGTTCAGAGGCTAGAGATAATTATATTAAATCACTATACAATGAAAAAAATTTTGTACCTTATATAACAAATATATTAGAGGAATTAAATAATGGATAGAATAATAAGTTTTATACAACCAAGCAGAAATAATCTAAAGTATCTAAAATGGTCTTATAATAGTATCAGAAAGAATCTTGGATACAGACACGAGATATGTTGGGCTGATGATTTTTCAGACGATGGAACTTGGGAGTGGATGCAAGAGATTGCTAAAAAAGATAAGAATGTAAGGATACATCGTAATGAAGGTCCTACTCGTTTAGGTCATACAATACTTTACGATACATTGGTAAATGAATATGCTACAAGTGATGTTGTAATGATATATCACGCTGATATGTATGCTTGTCCTGGTATGGACGAAGCTGTATTAGGTAGGTTAACCGAAGGTAGTGTTGTATCTGCTACGAGAATAGAACCACCACTACATCCTGATGGTCCTGAAAAGGTATTGTTAGACTTTGGTATAGAACCTGAAGAGTTTGACGAACAAGGATTACTGAGTTGGTTAAAAGAAGAAAGAACCGAAAAGTATACACGAGGTATCTTTGCTCCTTGGGCAATACACAAGAAAGATTTCCAAAAGATTGGTGGGCACGATCCGTTGTATGCTCCACAATCCAAAGAAGACTCTGATATATTCAATAGGTTTCAATTAGCTGGTTACAGAACCATACAAACATTTCAAGGGTTCGTTTATCATATGACTTGTAGGGGTAGTAGATTTAAGGATGGGGCTATGAGAAATCCAGCAGGTCAAGTGTTCATGAAGGGTAGAGAATCATCAGAGTGGTTGGCTCAAAATCTAAAGAGTACAAGAAACTTTATTCGTAAGTGGGGACATATGGTTCAACATGATGAGTATCTTAAACCGATAGTTCCACCTAAATATGATATTGCTTTCAAGGCACTACGATGTAACAAACAACTTCTATACGAACTAGAGCCTTGGTGTAGTAAGATATATCTTGACTACGGTTCAATAGGAAAGTATTCAGCTGAATACCAAAGAGAAGAACAACCAAATACTCAGTTTGATTTGGATGAAAAAATAAAAATGTATGGTAATGCTGATGTAACTAAATCACACGACATTTTAGTTGAGTTTGATTGTGGAGAACTAAACAATAACAACTTTCAGATAATAGTAAATCTTGCTAAAATGCTACAAGATAGTGGTGAAGTCGGTGAGATGGAGTTAGATATTTTTAAATTTTATATAAATTCTTTACAAACATATGAAGATAATTTGATTGTTTGTAAGAGTAATCTATATTTATAAGTGTAATAAGAGGTTATAATGGAAAACAAACTAGGTCTATATGTCAGTAACTTAATGGCAACTATAGTGGATAAAGAAGAAACTATATTTGTCAGAAAGTTAGCATTCAATGAATTGGAAAATATAAGTAAAGATATAAGTTCTTTTCTTACTTCATATATTAGTGAGATTAAACCAGATCCTTTTCAAGAAGAACAAAATAAAAACAGAAACGAAAAACAAACAGAACTTAACTTTGGAGTTAAACATGAAAATAGATAATGAAGCATTAATAGAGCTAAGAAAGATAAGAGCTGCTATGGATAATGCTTATGATAAATTAAATAAACCTTTGTATGAAAAACATATTGCTGCTAAGGTAAGTTACAAAGAAACTATTCCTTTTAATTTAATACAAGAAAACTTTCAGTTTATTGCTACTAAAATTAAAGAATTAGAAGATTCAGCAGGAGTAGAATAATGGCAAACGATCACGCTCAAGATAGATATGATCCGCCATCATTAGGTAGTGACTTTGAAAAGGATTATTTTGGTGATGTAAATATCGGAGAGGTATTTAGATTAAGACCAGATAATAAAGCTAAGTCTTTTCGTAAAGTAAAAGATGGTGTTGCTTTTGACCTAGTTGAGAGAAAAGAAGTTCAGTTACAACCAAGAGACGAGATATATGTCAAGTCGTAGATTTCAAAAACCTATACGAATCAAAGGTCAGAGGTTAGTCTTAACTAAAA